GCCAGAGATGAACGAGGTGAAGGCCGCAGCCGCCGACCCGGATAACCCGAGCCCACTTCCGCAAGCTGCTGCGGCCGGAACGCTTGCGAACTACGAGATCATCAGCACCCCGGCGAGGTTCCGGAGCAGGCTGAAGCCGTAGAGGACGTCGATGGTGACCTGCACGCCGAGGAAGTTCGGCGAGTAGCTCACGGTCTGGCGCAGCACCAGGCCGGAGACCGGGTCCTGGATCGTCAGCTGCTGGACGTTGGGAGCCTCGTTCATCGGCAGCCCGCGCATCGCGAGGATGGCGAACTCTGGGGTGAACGCCAGGTTCTTCTGGTTGGTCGAGAACGGCGCGAGCTGGCTGACGTAGATGTCGAAGCCGTAGACCCGGCCGATCTTGCCCTCCTGGACCGCTTCCGGCTGGCTGAAGGCGAAGAAGCTCTGCAGGGTCGTGTCACCGAGCAGAGAGATCTCGTCCTTCGTCGAGATCACGAACGAACGACCCTCGAGGGGCACCTTGTTGTCGTTGAGCAGCTTGCGCGCGGCGCGGATGCTCGTGCCGGTCAGGTCGGTCGCGCCCACGCCACCCGTAGTTGTCAGGTTGGCGTAGAGGCTGAAGAGGTCCTTCTCGATCGCCTCGGCGATGGGCCGGACCATGTGCCGCACGTAGCGACTCATCAGGTCCTGGCTCGACTGCGCCTTCGCGATGTCCTCGATCAGCACAGAGGCTTCCTTGTGCTTGTTGAGGGTGACGGTGACCTCACCGTCGGATGGTGTCTGCAGCTGCACGGCCATGTTTGGCGCCTTGTCGTTCGCGACGAAGGTACCGGGCACGGGGATGTGCAGGATGTCGCCGCGCACGAAGCTGGCGACGTCCGTGTCCCTCGTGACGAGCTGCGACAGCACCATGTTCGCCCGGAGCTCGAGCAGGGCCTGGTTGGCCCATATCTCCGGTATAAACGCTGCTGCCGATGTGATTGTGACGTCGGGCATGGGTAGCTCCTAACTAGTCGGCTTGGATCCGGCCCTCCCGCTGTGCCTTGTCGATCTCCGCCCTGTTCGCCTGATAGAAGGCGGCGTCGCGGAGCTGGCTGCGCTTGAAGACCCGGGGGGACGTCGTGGCTGCGATCTCTGCGCCGGCGCGCGGGGCCCCGGCCCGGCGCAGGTACGGCTTTTCGATCAGCAGTTGCTTGACCGCTTCTTCCACTCCGTCGACCTCGTTGCCGTCGACGATGATCCCGGTCCGCGGCAGCAACGCCGCAACGGCCTGGGGATCGACGGCACCCAACTTGGAAGCCTCGGACACGATCGCCGCGCGGATGAGCGTGTCCTCTGCCCTTGCGAGCGCTTGATCGCGCTCCAGGTTGGCCTTCTGAGCAGTGCCGCGAAGCCTTTCGGTCTCCGTTTTCTGCGACTCTTCGATTTCGTCGAGCCGCCCGGCGCGCTGCTTGAGCTGGTCGTAGTCGGCGTACTTGCGCCGCTCAGCGATGAGCCTCCGGTCGATGATCCGATCCAGTTCCTCCTGCGATGCAGGCGGTGTATAGGGCTTGGGCGCCGGCGCTGATGGTTCAGCGGGTGCTGCGGGCTCTGCTGGAGGGGCGGCCGGGGTTCCGGTGGCGCTTATGGTGTCAGACATGCGGTAAAACCTCCCGTTTTAGGCCCGTCGGCCAGAACCGGCTCGGGTCCGAGCGGAGCCGTTACGCCTTGCTGCCGGCTGCTGCGGGCGCAGTCGTCACGCCGGTCGCGGCTCGCGCCGGCGCTGCAGGAGCGCCATTGGGAGCCGTTTTTGAGCCCATCGCGGGCATCTTTGGCGCTACAGGAGCTCCGGGAGGAGCCGCCGGCGCCGTTGTGGGAGCGTTTTCGGGGGTTTCCGGGGCGATCGCCGGGATCGTGTGCACGAGGCCCTCGTCGAGGATCTTGGTCACCTCGGCCTTGACCTCGTCGTCAGACCAATCACCGTGGACCATGCGGACGCGGGTCTCAGTCGAGGCCGAGTTGGCCGCCTCGAGCAACTGGACGATGGTGGCGTTCTCTTTAGGGTCGCTCTGGATGCTGTCAGGCCAGTCCACCGACGGCCGAAGCACGTCGTGGATCTTGAAATGGGCCGAATCGATGGCCAGCAAGGCTTGCAGGATTTCTTGCAGCGGACGCTTCGAGTAGTTGATCTTCTTGGCGCGCGTGATGAAGGTCCGACGCTCGCGGTTCGTGATCTCGGTCGCCGTCGCGGCAACCGTCTTGTCCGCGTGGAGCCCAAAGGTCGCAGCTGCATAGCCGGCGGCCGAGACGATGCGCTCAACCAGCGCCATCGCCGTCTCAAGGTGCTCTTTGGTGCGGATCGCAAACTGCGAAGGCGTGATCATCTTGTCGCCCTCGGGCGGCATCATCGGCAGCGCTTCCCAGATCTCCTGGTCGATGTCGAACTGCGAACCCTTGCCCTTGCCGGCTGACTGCATGAACTCTTGCGGCACGATCAGGCGGGCGCGGGCCAGGCGGAGGTCGCGCATCCACGAGGTCCAGACCTCGTCAAGGGCGTCCATGAACGCCTCGATGCCGTCGTAGTCGCTGCGGCCGAGCGGAGTGCCTCGGAAGAGCCGGTTGGGGCGCATGTTGGGCACGTAAACGGCGGTCAAATACTCGATTTCGGTGTCCAGTTCGTCGGCCAGGTTGGCGAATTGCGGCATCGTCGAGAGCGGAACTCGTTCACCGAGGAGTCCCGTGGATCCTTGATAGAGGCCGGTCTCGATGATTCCTGGTGCGTGGCGCTCGAGCTTGCGCCAGATCGTCGCCTGTTTGCCGCCCTCTTTCGGGTCCTCCTGGACGATGTCCCAGAAGATGACCGCCGTCAATTGGCCCCAGCGGAAGTCCGGCAGGGCGTTGTCGACATTGACCGAGGTCAGGAGCGGATGATCCGGCTGGAGTTCCTTGTCCCAGGTCACCCGGAGGAAATCACCACCCAGCGCAGACGCGAGCTCGCCGCTCTCGTTGAGCGTCTGGATGATGCCCATCTCTTCGCGGAGGTAGTCCAGCCGGTCCTGAATGCCGCCCGAGGTCTTGCCCTTCTTGGCCTGCCCACTTGGAGGCCGTGCGACGAAGTCAGGCGGCTCCGCATACAGCAGGTCGCCGCTGGTGGTCGAGATGTCGCCCGCCATCGGCGCGTGCAGCATCTGCCGGCGCTGTGGGGCGGCCTGGCCGCGAGCCCAGAAGCGGTCGAAGTTCGTGCGCCAGACCGAGGTCCGGACCGGAGCGCCGAGATAGACCTGGATCAGCTTGGCCGGATCACCGGAGAACCACGCCGAGTGCTCGTTGTAGCGGTCATAGACGCTTTTCCACGCCGCCGGCGGCCATGGAACATCCGGACCGCCCTCAGGAAGCGCCACTCAGACGACCTCGAGGGCGCGCTTGAGGATCGCTCGAGCGACGCCGCGCTGACCCTCGGCGAGCGCGTGATTGGCACTGGCGATGACGGCGAGGAGCCAGCGCGCGCGTGCAGTCTGCGAAGTCATGCGCGGGCCTCCTCGGGCTCGAGCCGGCGCGGCTCGGTTGCTGTGTGTCGATGCCAGCAGGCGAGCGCGACGGCGAGCACCAGGTCGTCGTGATCCGCCTCCCGCGCCGACTCGTATGTCTCCTGGCCGCCTGGCGTCATCTTCACCTTGAAGGCGAGCAGCTCGCGCCGCAGCGTGTCAGCCATCGGCAGCGAGTCGGCGATCTTGAGGCGCCCGCTCTGCAGCAGCGTCTGCATCTTGCCGACGAGCTCTCTCTTCGGAACAAGGCCGCGAGCCTCGGAGATCTCGCGCGCTCCGGTGATCACATAGGGCTTCGGCCAGAAGCGCCCCAACTTGCCGAGGCGATAGGCCTGGCGGTAGAGACCGGCGACCTCTCGGCCGACGCCGGTGGCGTCAATCACGAGCATCGCGTCGAGCAGATTGGCCCGGCGCATGAGTTCGCCCGTCTCACGAACGACCGTGTCGTAGCCCGAGCCCTTGTCCCAGCGCTTGATGTAGCGCACGTGATGGTGGTCCAGGACCGTCATGCGACTCAGCGCCTGCGGGGTGTCGACCTGGAGCCGCTCGACCACGGCCGCAGCGCTGTAGTCATAGACCTGGCCCAGGTCGATGCCGATCGTCCAGTTGCGGCACTTGCACGGCGCGGTGTCGCAATAATCGCATCGGCCGGCCCGGATGCTCTGGGTCGCCGGGGTTCCGCTCAACTAACCGGCCCGTCGACGTCGACGCTATCGAAGCTGAGCGCCTCGACGTCGCGGCTGAAGGCTGCGGCGATCGCGTCCTCACCGAAGGCCTGGTCGGTGACCTCTACGAACTCGCACATGTACTCCTGCGCGAAGAGCCGTGCTCCGAGGTTGGCCTTTTCTTCCTCGAGGAACTCGGCCGAGATCCGCTTGCACTCGGTGACCGGCACGCGCACGCGCTTCCAGGTCTTGCCGCCCTCAGCCCATGCGCGCCACCACCACCCGCGCTTGCCGTTGGGCGTGCTCAGCGCGATGATGCGGCCGCCGCTGACGGCGAGCATCGGGCTCAACGCGACCGGCAGCTCGTCCTTGGTGTAGGCGGCCTCATCTGTGACGACCAGGCGCACTCCGGAATAGCCTCGGACGGTGCTGGCGTTGCCCGGCAGGCTGATGATCCGACTGTCGTTTTCGAGCGTGAGCGAGAGAGCGTTCTCTGCCTCCGCGACGACCGGCTTGCCGAGCCCGTCGTAGGCGGTCATGCACTTGCGGAATACCTCGCCGCTCTGTCGCATTGACGGAGAGATCAGGAGCACCACGCTGCCAGCCTCATAGACAGCGGCGTGAACGGCCAGCACGGATGAGACAGTCGACTTGCCGCTCTGTCGGTGACAGTTGAGCAGAATCCGCGGATGCCGACTGTTGAAGACCTCTTCCTGCCAGGGATCCGGCACCATGCCGATCGCCTCGGCCAGCGCCCCGGGGTCGAGAGCTCGAGCCAGGTCGAGCGCCAGGCTCACGGAGGGCCGCCTAGAAGTTGCCGGCTGCTACTTCGGCCCAGCTGAAGTCGATGTAGACACCCGACGCTGCGGCCGCCCCGAGTAGAACGCGATTCTCGATTTCGAAACCTTCATTCGGTCCGAAGACGAAGGGATGTGATCCGTTGTCGTCGTCCTGCTCGTCGAGGCGGACGTCGACGATCTGGTTCGCCGGCAGCGCCGCTTGGAAGAGCCCGGGCAGTTGCGCGAACGGAGCGGTGTCCTTGGTCAGCGTGCCGCCGGTCATGCCTGCAGCTGCGCCGGCGACCGTGACTCCGCGAACCTCGGCGGCGCCGGGCGCGGCGGCCATGCCAACAGTGCGCTTGACCACCGGAACGGGGGTCACCGTGTTGACGGTGTCGGAAACGCTGAAGGCGGTGGCCCGGAACACGTCGAGGCTGTCCTCGATCGTCGCTGTGTGCGCCCCGGTCTGGAGCCATTTGACGATGAGACGGGTCGCAACGATCAGGTTGGAAGCGTGCGAATTGCGGAAGCTGAAGAGGCGCGAGTTCGCTGCCTGCACCCCGACGATAGCGCAACGATGGGTCGCCCGGTAGTGGCCGAGGTTGCCATATGGCAGGGGAACCTGTAGAGCGGCAACGATCGGGCTCGATGAGAGGGCTGGGAGTCTCTGGTCAGGCACTTACTACTCCTTCACGCGCGGACCCACCGCCCGCCTTTGATGAATCCGTGGTCGCCGCAGTGGCAGAGAAACGAGGGCGAGCAGCTCAGCGGATCCCATGACTCGACCGACCAGGTCGGCGGCCCGAAGCCATCGACAAAGCCGATCCAGCCCTGGCACCAGTCGCCATCGGCCTTCTTGTGCGTGATGGTCCCACCGACGCATTCGTCCTCTGGCATCTCGTAGCCGTGCGAAAGCTCGAGGTAGTGGTCGTCGCCGAGGTCGAGGCCTCGCAGCTTCTTGCCGGGAGGCACGTGGCCACGGTAATGGCCTTCGAGTACTTCGGCTGGAAAGTCGACGATGGCGGGGTGTGGGAGTTGAAGCTTCACCCGTGCAAGGTGCCGCTGCCGAGTAGGACAGCGAGGAGCCAGAGAAAGAGGCCGCCGGCGACGAGGTTCTTCGACGTCGCGGGCCAGTTGAAGAAGGCGAGCGCGAAGAAGATCAACGCCGCGACGTAGAGCACCAGGATGATGAGACTCATGAGCGTCCTCCTTCGATGACCTTCAGCCGCTTGGCGAGCTGGCGACCGAGTTCCGGATGCGGCGCCAACATCTCGACCATCGCTGTGCGGATGGCGATCCATTCCGGCGCCGTCTGCAGATTGAGCGAGACGGCCGGCCGTTCTTTCAGCTCGCCAGTGGCGCGACCAACCAACTCAAGCGTGGCTCGGACCTCACGGATGGCGGCTAAAGCCTGACTTCCGTTCTTGTCCTTGATCGCCGCCGCGAGCACGTTGTCCGCCTGCTCGACCAGGTGCCGCAACCGATCGACTAGGCCGCGCACTTCCTGGGTGCCCGCCTCCTGCGCGACCGCAACGAGTGCCGGCGAGAGGTGAGCGGCTTTATGTGAGCGCAAAGACGTGGCGGAGATGCCAAACCTGCGCGCAAGCTCGCGAGACGATCCGCCGGCGACTATGGCTTCGTCGATCTCGCGCCGATGGAGACTGAGGCATGCCAGGCATTTGCCTCGACCGCCTCGCTTACCCCGCGCGGCTTGTTCTGAACTGCGCCGGTTATTGGCTGGGACCCTCTCGGGCCTGCCTGGCGTTCTACGGGGGGGTGGGGGTGTCTTTTGGACTGACGCGGGCAAATTCAGTCGCCACCTTTCGTGAGATATCGACGTTCAACTCGGCCGCCCAACTGGCGCACCATTCTTTTCCACGCCAGACCGTGGGCGTCCGAGCCGAGAATCAGATGCGCGAGCTCATGGGTGACCGTCGTGCGATTCAGATGCCGACGCGACTCAAGACAGATCCAGCCTCGTGCCCGACCCGACCGCCAATGAGCGTGCGCAACAGTGCCCTTCATTGCTGGCTTACCACCGACCGTGCAGCCGACCAGCGACACACCGCGCAGGGCAGGATGATTGAGCAGTTCGTCCAGCGTCACCGGAAGAGCTCCGAGAGATCGCCGTCCTTGGCGAGCCGATGCACCTCGAGCACCTCGCCTGACGTGACCGGATCAGCCTTGTCGGGAACGTCCTCCTGGATCGTCCACTCTCGAAGACAGGTTGGACAGCGGTAATAGAGCCATCGGTGAACACCTGACCGCTGGACGGTATAAACGCACTCCGACCATGGCCGCCCGCAGTCGCAATGAAGTACGGCGGGTCCGGTCATCGGCGTGAGCCTCCTCGCTCGTCATTCGCCGCGAGCCCAGGGCTGATCCAGCGAGAGCGGGTGCTGATTGAGCGGATCCCGACTGCGAATGCTCCACTCCTTGGCGATGCGGTCCATTGCGCGGCCAAGCCAGCTCTTGGTCTGCGCGGCGCTGCGATGGACGAGTTCGCGGCGAAGCCAGCGCGCTATCGCTTCTTGGACGAGGTCCTCAGCAAGCGAGGTTCGAAGATGCCGCGCCACGAGTAC